GTCGCCAATCTCCCCGCGCGTCATGTAGTTGGCCAGCGACTGATGCTGGGTGAGATATTGGCTGTGCGTGTGTGACGTGATGTTACCCGTCAACACGGCCTCTACGGCAGCCTTGGTCAGTACGTAGTCGTTGAAATGCGCAGACACCCACGCCTGGGTCGCATAGCCGTTGGTGGTGAGGTAGTCCTCCAGCGCGGTGATGTCAAGCCCGCCGCCACCTGTGCCGCCACTGAGGTTGCCGTTCTGGTAAGCGACAATATCTCCCGCCGAGGCAAACGTCACAGCGGCTCTTAGCGTTTTAGCCTTGATGCCCCCATCACCGTCAGGGTCGGTGGCTTGCGCCCATGCCAACGGCTGATTGTTTGCATCGTAGGGCTGTAACAGCCGCGACACAGCCGCATTGAAGTTGAGGACGTCAGCAAGCGTCTGTTGTGAGTCGTTGGTGTAGCTGTTGCCGGCTGTGGCAATGCCGCCGCCGATGGCTGCGCGGCCGCTCTTGGGTTTCTTTATTATCTTGACGTCAATCATTCCAAACCTCCTTTATTGTTAATTCCGCATAGCTCTCAATGAGATTGCGGCTAATGGACTGCACGTAGAACAGCTTATCAGGCATGGCGGGGTGACGGTAGTGGCGGAACAGCCCGGTGACACCGGCTCGCTCATCTATCTTCTGCTTCATGATGAGACGTGGCCGGTGGTACTCGGTGTAATAACTGTCCACATACAGCTGCTCGGGCTTGGCCTGCGCGGCCTTGTTATGGTCGTAGACAGAGAGTAGGCCCGCTCCCGTGGTGAAGTCCAGAGGCACAGACAGCCGCACGGTGTCGCTGACTCCTAACTTCAGGCACTCCTCCTTGGTGAGTGCGCTGTTAATCTCAAAGTCAATGTCATCCTTGCGGTTGACGAAGGTCTCCATGGTGTCGCTCATGTAGATGAGGTCGTTGTCGTCCTCGGTGTTTAGCTGGCCGTTGTCACTGTAAAGTTTCACCTCAAAGGACTTGAGGAAGATGCTGCTCACGTGGGACAGCAGGGGCACGGAATTGGAGCTCCACTTGGTGTGTCTGAACCACGTCTTGTGTCGGCGTGTCACTTCATCCCACAGAGTGTTCACGGGGCCCAGTATGATGAACTTCACGGGTCCGCTGAGGCGAGTGTCGCTCTTAATGGGGATGGCGATGCCCTCGGCGTCGATGCCCATCTCATAGCTGATGTTGTTTTGCAGGCTAAACTCTGTGCCGATGAGCTTGTCGCCGATTTTGGGGTCAAAGCCGATGGTGAAGGACTGCTGATAATACTCGTCCTCGTCCGCGCACTCGGCGGGTGTCTTGTACGTTCTCCACTCAAAGTCAGACGTTTGTCCCTGCGTGCCCGTCTCCACCACACACTTGTCGCCGATGATGAGCATACACGCCAGCGCTGCCACCTTGGAGATGCGGTCGGTGCCGTCGCCAATGGCGCTATACTTGAACTCATACAGCTGCTCGCCCGTGTCGGTGAAGGGCACCAGCCCGCGGTCGGTGTCGGTGTCCCACACGGGGATGTCGGTGGGATGCGCGGCCTTCCAATACTTCTGTGTGTAAAAGCGTCCGTACTTGTTCTCACGGCTGGGGACGATGTCGAGCCGCAACTCATCAGATTCCCAGTTGTCGGAATTGTGCAGCTCCTTGTAGCTGTTGGTGAAAGCCATGACGGGGTTGAGCACGATCTTGCCGGACAGCACAATGTAATTGGTGGTGTCGGCGTCGGGGGGCGTGTAGACGCCACCGCCGGCAGGGCCGGTGTAGTAGGCGCACGGGGCCGCGGTCATGAGGCTCTGTTCCGTGGGGTAGGCGGTCGCCTGGTCGTCTGAGCCGTTGCCGTTGACACTCACCACGAAGTAGGTCTCCATGTCTATCTTGGCGATGGGGGCGTTGTCCTTATGGTCGGTCTTGGTCTCGGCCTTGCCCAGTGAGACGATGGCGGCGCACGGCTGCAGTGGCATAAGATTGGGCACGGTCTGCTGGTTCGTGCCCTCCTTGCAGTACTTGTCAATGAGGTTGGTGCCTGTCAGGCTCTCGGGGAACACCCAGTGGGGGTTGTTCTTCACCTGCATAAACCAGTCTGTGATGGTGCCCTTCTCGTAGGTGATCTCCAGGTCATGCGTCATGGCGTAGAAGGCGGTCGCGGCGGCCCAGTCGCTGATATCCGCGGAATACTCGGTGATGTATTTCTGCCGGTTGGAGAAGGGGGACTTCAGGGCGTCCTCGTCCAGCGGGCTCTCAATGAGGCTATCCGCTCCCTCTGTTTTACAGGTGAGGAGTATCTGATTGTACACCTCGCCGATGGAGATGGTGTTGTCGGTACCTACCACGTTGGACAGGCTAAACTCTGTGACGTGGCGCGCCGTGATCATGGTGGCGCCGGTGGTCAGCTCTTTCCAGGTGATGGGCTCGGAGCCCTTCACGCTCTCCCATGAGAAGATGTAGAAACGCAGGCCATCCTGGACGACGTGCAAGTTGAGATACTTAAGCAGCACCTCCAGCACCTTGTCCTGCTGCCATACGTCATCCTCCTCACTACCCAAAAACAGCAGCTCGGAGATGGACAGCCGGCTGAAGATACCGTAACGGTCGGAAGTGGCGGTCAGCGCCTTGCTGCCGTCGTAGAACACCTGCACGGTGGCCCCGGCGTTGAGCGCAAGCCCCCGGCACGCCGCGCCCAGTGTGGTGTCAATGATGTCCCGGAAGGTGCGCAGTGTGGCGGCGGCGCGCACGTCCTCATAGACGACGCCTGCCGCCCCTATGTTGGCGTACTTGGAATATTGCAGCGCGGAGAGGACGTCTACGCAGGACAGCTCCAGCTCGTCGTAGAGCTCGTTGTAATCCTGAGAGTAGGTCTGCGGGTCAATGAATCCTGCGAACACGCACTCCTCGCCCTTGTAGATGTTCACCACGGCGTCACGGCAGGACGTGCAGAACAGCTCCGGAATGAAGGAGCGGGTGAGCAGACGGATGGTCGCGCGGGTGCGGAGCAGATGGTCAAAGGTGTCATTGACACTGCTCTCTATCTCCACCGGGTTATCAGTGAAAAACACGCTGCCGCCGTCGGCGCCTATCTCCACCGCCGGGGTACGGCTGCCACCGGTGACAATGTGCACTGTCACCGTCTCGGATGCCTGGGTCAGAAACTCTCCGTGGAAATACATGGGCGTTAAATTCTAATGTCAGTTCGTTTGCCGGACTTGCCGGTGATGCGTGTCTCGTTAGCAAGTACGCACACCAGGTCGCGGCCCGATGCGCGGAGGGTGCCGCCCACTATCACCGGCTGTGAGGCGGGGCGTATGAGGTCGCGGAGCTTATCCAGCGGGGCCACGACTTCGGGGTTGTTGGAGGCGCCGGCATACTCACCTATGAGGCCCACCGTGGGACCGCTGACAATGCCGCCGTTGGCAAAGGGGGTCGCCATTGTCTTTCCGACGGATTTAACGAGGGTCTCCGCGGCGCTGGTAAAGCCGGCGCCGAGGGCAAAGCCGACAAAGGGGATGGAGGCGTGGGCGGCCATATACGCAGCGGCGGCCAGCTCCATGTAGGACGCGGCGGCGGCCTTGTTGGCGGCTATCACCGGGGCTTGTGCGGCGGCGGTGGCGTCTGCGGTTGCAGCGTTGATGGCTGTGGCGGATGTAGCGGCTACAGTGGCGCCGGCCTCCACCGTTTTAGCTGTGGCAGTGGCCTCACTCGTCTTGCGGAAGAGGTCCACAATTGTCAGCACGCCTTTTATGCCGTCGTATATCTGGAGGAATCCGTCAACAATGCCGGTCACCTTCTGCCACGCGTTGCCATTGCCCTCCAGGGCGCCGGTGATGGCGTCGATGCCGCTGCCGGCGTCCTTGATGGCGTTCCAGCCGTTGCGGTAGGTGTCAAAGTTGGCCTTGGCCTCCATGCCGGCGTTGCGTATGGCCTCGGCCTTTTTCTGCCACATGGCTATCTCCTGGTTGAGACGGGCGGCCTCTGTGATGGATGCCGTCTGCAGCTGCTCCTGAAGATAGGAGATATTCTCCTCTATCTCGGAGAGATTGCCGGCGTCGGCGCGGTAGGTGTACTGGGCGGGCTTTCCGGCGTCCTCAAGTTCGGCGAGTTGCTTCTCCGTTGCGGCTATCTTGGCATTATACTCCTCAACCTTTGTGGGGTCAGTTGCCTCCTCCCGCAGCTTGTTCAGCGCCTGGATGTTCTCGCGGAGGCCCTTGATGGACTTGGCGTTTGCATCGTAGACGGGGCCCAGTTTCTCCTCGGCCTTTCCTAAGTTCTCGTATGTTTTAATCAGCTGCTCCCACTGAATCCGCTCGGCGCTGTTTTCTTTGAGGTCTTCAAAAGAAGAGAGCGTCTCCCTCTTTTTGTCCAAAAAGGCTATGTTCTCGCGGAATCCTTTGAGGGTGGTGGCGTTCGGGTCGTAGGCAGGGCCTTGGTCCTCCGCCTTGGCGGGGGTGGTGGTGGGGTGGCTGGTGCCTTTGCCCTTGCCTTTGCCGGAGGGGGCAGACGGAGTGGCCACGGGCGTATCGGGGCGGGTTTTGCTGCCGCGGACCTTGTAGTTGATTTTGCCCATGTCCGCAACATCTTTGTCAAGCCGCTTTTGTTTTGCGGCTATCTCCTTATTGTTCTGTTCTACCGCCTTGTTGGCCTTGTCCCAGTCGGAGCCTATTGTGGCAACATACAGAGAAGGGTCGGTCTTGTCTTGGTGCCATGTGTGCTTATATTTTTCAAATTCAGCATAAGGCACTGTGTAAGGTTCGCCCCCTTTTTCAATATGGACCAGTTTTTGGCCTTTGCTATCTGTGAACACACGTGCTGTAGCGCCGGTGCCATTCTCAAAATTGTGTTTGCGGGGTTTGCCGGTCTCATCATACCTGATATTATGATTTTCCTCGCGTAGCTCGGCAATTTGATTGGCCAGTCGGCGGGCATCGGCCTCCAGCACAAGCTGGCGGCAGTAGGCCTCACTGTTGGCGATGAGCGTCTTGTACCAGTCGGACACACTGGAGAAGTAGCCCATGGTTGTGCCGTAGGTGTCGTTCATCTCGCCCACCAAGCGTTTCTCCTCCTCCTTGGTGCCGTTAAACTCTTTGAGCTTGCTGATGTTCAGTTGGAGGGCCGCTTTTGTCTCTTTTAGCAGCGCCTGCTCCTGCTGTCGTGCCTGTTCCATCTGCTCGGCATGACGACGGGCGCGTTCCTCTTCATCTAAGAGCTTCTTAGTGCTGTCGGTGGCGTCATCCGTGGCACCGGTGAGATACTCTATAGCGGTGGTGACAGCCCATATAGCAGCACCAACGCCCGTGGCGAGTAACAGGCCGCGAAAAGCTACCTTTGCAGCGTTGGCGGCAATCGTGGTACGCTTCATTGACGCGCTGAGCGCGTTCAAAGGGGGCACCACGGCCTTGCTTTTTATACCCAGAAATATGAGAACTTTTTCAAACAGCGCACCGCCCACAGCCGCGAGCTTCGCCCCCACGTGCACATGCTTAAAGGAGAGAGTCAGTATGGCCAGACTGGACGCTGTGCTCAGCACCTGCGCGCCAAAGTTGATGAGTGGCTGTATGGGGGCGGTAAAGCCGGCGATGGCGTCAATGACGGAGGCCCACTTATTGAACAGCATCTGAGCCTTGTTACTGCCATCCTCGGCCATCGTGGCAAAGGCCTTGTCCATGGTGCCGGCGCTGTTCGCCATGTCATTCACGTTGGCCTTGAATGTGTCAGCGAGTGTGCCCTGGAGGGGCACAAGGGCACGCAGGGCCTCGGCGCTGCCGAACAGTTTAGCATACACCTCCTGCTCCAACATGCCGCTGCTCTGGGCAAAGGCTTTCACGTCGGCGTCCAGCTGCGTGAGGAAGTTCTGGAATCCGCCCGCGGCCTTGATGGCGGCGGCGTTGAATTGTATGCCCATCTCCGCGGCCATCTTGGTGGCCTCGCTGCTGGGTTTCACCAGCGCGGTGAAGATAGCGGCCAACTGTGTGGACGACTCCGCCGTGTTACCGCTCACACCGGCCAGCGTGGCCATAACACCCATGAGTTCGTTGACACTCACGCCCAGTGTGGCGGCGTTACCTGCCACGCGGGGGAGGGCGTCTGCCAGCTCTTCCATGGACGTCTTACCGTTCTTAGCAGTGAGCTGTAACTTGTCCTGGATGTCGGCGGCGACACTCCACTCAAGGCCATAGTTCTTGATGAGCGTGGACGTCACGCCCACAACCTTGTTGATGTCTGCCAGGCCACCCACGGCGGAGCGCGCGGACGTCTCCAGGAAGGTCAGCCAGTTGTCCTCGGGCACGCCGTTGGAGATGGTCTGATAGAGGCCGTTGGCCAACTGGTCGCGGGCGATGGGTATCTCCTTGGACAGCTCGGCCACCTGGCCCTTGAGCTTTTTAAAGCCCGCGGCGTCTTTGCCCGCCATGGTGTTGGCCTCACGCATTGCCTTGTTGAACTCCCCGCTCTCGGCGGTAATGGAGCTCAACTGGCTGCTAAGCTGCCCCACGGCGTTGCTGACACTCTGCAGACCCTGCACACAGGCGCTCCAGTTTATCAGCGACTTCTTTAACGTCTCGGCCTGCTCTATGGTGCCGCGCATAACGGCGCGCAGGCCGTCGGCTGACTGGGCCAGAGCTTTAAAGCCCTTGCCGTCAGTCAGCATCTTAAATGTCATTGATATGGTGCTATTGCCTGCCATGTTGTTCAAGGATTGATTTCGTCACCCAGTCGGCGGGCCACTTCCTCAAAGCGCTGCCGCCTTTGTTCGGGCGTCAGTTCCGGGGCCTCCGGGGTGGGGTTGCTTTTCTGTTTATCCCACGGCAACGGTAACAGCTGCCGCGGGGTTATTTTCTTGCTGAGGTGGGGCTGGATGATGATGGCTGCCAGTGTGCGGCCTCGTTCCCATGCGGAGCGGTACCGGCTCTCCTCCATATCATGCCACGCCTTGTAGATACTTTCAAACTCCGGAAAGGTGCACTTGCAGAACTCGTCATGAGTCATGCCCATACACCCCACGGCAAAGCCTAAAAGCTCATAGACGGTTACCTGCTTTTTTTTTCGCCGCTGTCGTCGGCCTCGTCGGTGGGTACCGCCTCCGTGATGGCGGCGTTCCACTCGGCCATGTCGTCCGGTGTGAGGCTGTCGGCAAAGTCCATGAGCGAGAGGTCAAATTCTTTGCCCTCACGTTTGGCTCCTGCCTTGACACAGCACCACAGGTAGGTGCACAGGTCGCTGAGGCTGGAGGGGTCAATCTGCGTTATCTCGCGGCCCGTCTGCTCTTTGAAACGGAGCATAGCCCCCATAGTGGGGCTACAGGGGTATGCTTTGCCGTTGATGGTGATTTCAATGCGTTTCATACGCTGCTCCCGGCTTCAGGGTTCTCCGTGATGGCGGTCTCGTCCAGTGTGTCGGGCTCGCCGTCGTTCTCCAGGTTGACAGTATAGGTGCTGTCGTCCTGGGCGGGGTCGGTGCGCTCCAGTGAGGCGATGACGAACTTGCCCTTGAGGTAGGGCTTGTCGCTGTTCTCGCGCTCCATGCACTTGACTTCAATGCTCTGGCCGGCTTTCCAGGCGGCGTAGAGTGCCTTGTAGCCGGTCTCGCTCTCGCCATAGAACACCAGGCCCTCGGCGCTGATGGAGATGCTCAGGCCGGTGACGCCCTTGCCTTTCCACAGCCCCGCGGAGATGCTCGCGGTGGCCACGGGTTTCACGGCGCGGTCCTTGGTCTCGCTGTTGAGTGTGGTGGTGTGTGTGGTGCAGTGGCCCACGGCCTTGCCGCCCACGTAAACCAGCATGTCACTGCCGTTGCAGTAGCCTTTCTTTGTTGTTGACATAATGATGATGGATTAAATAACTTACTGAATGATTGTTACTAAATGTTGACAGTGAACACCAACTGCTGCACGTAGGCGTCGTCTTGATACGCCTCCTCGCTGTCGGTGAGTGTGCACGACCGCAAGCGGAGTCCCTCTTGAGTGAAGGTCATGTGGTCCAGTGCGGCCCGCACGGCCTCGGCCAGCTCAACGCCCTCTGTGTAGCGGGCGGTAAAGCAAAGCACCTCGAACTCTATGGTGTCGGCGCCCGGCGCCCCCGCTTTCTGGGGGTTCTGCTCAAACCCCGCGCGGCGGTAGCTGATGTAGGGGAGCTCGGCGCTGTCGGCGACGACGGGGAAGATTTTGTTAACCCTCGCCATCACGTCCTTGTCGTCCAACAGGGCGGCACGGATGACTTCGCCGGCGCTCAGGGATGTTTTACTTGCAGCCATATTTCTTAGCCTCTCTTATGATGCTGTTGTTAACTTCGGTGTGGATGTTGGCGGTGACGACGCCGCGTTCCTGAGCCGCCGT